TAGATTACCTTGTACGGAAACATTACTTGTAAAGTCAGCAGAATCACCAACTTCTAACTTACCAGCAATAGTATTAGTTGCTGCTGCGTCTGTTAGATCCATTCTTGGTGAAAGAAGTTCTGTTGTGTTGATAGAGTCTAAACGACCATCTAACTCAGCAATCGCACCTGATACAGTACTTGCTGTTGTTCCCATTGCACCTGCTGAGATTGTACCGAGTTCAGCGTCCAGTTCGTTTACAGCTGCAGTAACATTTGTTCCTGTCGTTGTTAGAGTGGATACATCTCCAACTGAATCTAGCAACTGATTGAACTTCAATCGTTGTGTGTTCAGTGTATCAGATAGATTTAAATTAGGTATTTTTGAATTAGCCATTTGTACCGTTCTCTAATAATTTCTGCAACATCATTTTCATTTCTTGAACTTCAGACTTTAGAGTACTAATTTCTTCTTTGTCTTTCTTTATCCGCTCAACCATATTCAAGTGCTGTCTATGTTTATCCTTATTTATATTAACAATCATACCTGTTTCTGCATCTCTTGCAAGATCAGGATGATCTTTAACAGGTACTAGATTCCTCATGATGTAGCAATAATTCTCAGATTTCTAAACACAGGTGGATACGATTCTCTTTGTGAGTTCATTGTAATCTTAATCTGATATTGGTCAAATGCATCAAGGTTAAATACATCAAACTGATATTCTTTAAAGATATTATCATCTGCTGAAACTTCATTATATGTTTTACCTTGTGTAACCTTTGCAGTTTTGCTAAACTCAGTCCAACCTTGATCTTCTAATCTTACTGTTTCGTCTGCACTGTTAACTGCTCTATACCATACTGAGAAGTCAGAGTTAACAGGTCTAATAGCATCCATAATGACTACTATTGATGTAGAAGAGTTTTCTAGTAGATATGGAACGGTAATGTGTTTAGATGCAGATGTACCACCATCAGCACTTGTCTCAGCAACAAAGTCTGTCGTTGTAATTGTGTTACGTGTTTCGCTGCCAGCATATGCATCAGAGTCTTGATAGTCAATCAAGTTGTGAACTGCAGTTAAGTGAGCTGCTCCAACATTAATGTATGGTGCAACATTAGCATTGTCTGTCCACATACTAATAGTGAATTTGGAAGATGGATTACCACTTAGTCTCAATGTCTCATTTTGCTCTGTAGCAAGTAGATGAGGATTCTTTAATCTGGTGGCTTCATCTATATTAATTCTAATATTACTTGTTGTTGCATATGCAGTTTCACTACCAGCGAACCCTTTAGATGTTGTCAAGTTTGCTTTTGCTGACAAGTTAGTTTGCGCTGGGGTTTGATATGGTAGATTTAAAAATAGCTCATTGATCACATAGTTTTCATTCGCTAGCAATCCAGTACCACCAGCTCTTATAGATGAGTCAGCTGTTGAGTCCATTTTGAATGTATATCCAAATGGGTCTGCAGCTGTGATTGTTCTATCACCTAGAATACTACTACCAAGAACACCATTGATTGTATCACCACTATCAAAGCTGTTTACACCATCAGATATAAGTGATACTGTATCTCCAACCTGGAAACCATGGCCAGGATGTCTTACCTTTAGATCGGAATCACCAGCTGTAAAGATTAGTGGATCATAGCTGTATCTACCAAGTCCATCAATCACTGTTGTCTCAGTTAGCTTCTTGTATGGAGGGTTATCTGCATTCAAGACAGCTGTTGCAGTTGTAGATGTGCTAAACTGCGCTCTGTATGCTTTAAATGTAACATCTTTAGTGTCGTCAGCTTCCCAAGATGTCCCATTAGATGAAGCAAAGAACGCCCCTCTTTCAGTAGAAGTTGATTGAGTATAATATGCTGTTTGTTTACCATATTTGTACTCTAAAGATTTAGCTGTATACATTTGATATTGACCAGCTGGTGCCGATGTATAAAGAACAAATGATACTAGAGTGTTTGCAGGAACATATACTGGCTCTTCAAACTCAAACTTATACTCTGGTGGCGATGCATAGAAAGTAGTTGCATCTGTTGTTGCACCTGTTATTGTGTTGCCAGTACCAGGACCAGCAGTTACTCTTGTACCAGGAATATATCTTTTAGCAGAAGGAAAACCACCTTCTGTTGTAGGTCTTAGTTCTAGTGTAATAGGATAAGTGCTGCTTACAGAAGCAAAGAAAATGCCTATTCCTGTAAGAACTGAAGCTTCATCAACAACAAATGTCTGTGCTGTTGGATTAGCTTGCTGTGTTAGTTGTAACGCTGCTGTCATATTTTATCCTTTGACTTACCACTTATTTTTGTTTCTTGGAGAGAAGAATTCTTTTAATGATCCAAGGAAACCACCAGATTGATTTTTAGCTTGCGAATAAGATGTACTGCTTGTTGTTTTTCCAGTGTAATTATTTTTTGTAGTGGTTGTATATGACCACTGCTTAGTGTCTTTGTTGAAATAAGATGAAGTGTTCGTTGTAAACACTGGATCGTTACCTGAATTGTTGTTGTTCCCACCATCGTTGTAAACGGGTGGTGGGTTAACCCATACTTGTGTAGTTACCTGTTCATTCCATTGCCAATAGTTTTCATACTGACCAAACCCTCTGAATATTGCTGTACCCAATGATAATGATTTATCTTTGTCAATATCATAAGTGTCTTTAACCATAAGTTCTATTCCACTGGTTTCAATTGTCCAGCTATATGTAGTATTTGACTGAAGATAAAATACTCCTTTAAGAACTCCATTAGCATCTGAATAAAGTGGATCTGATGCACCACCTTGAGCAGTTGCTCCACCATACGCTAGACCACCACCAGATGGAAACTCTGTCGCATTAACAAATCTTTCACCAGGTGCTTTTAGTGCAGAGTTTCTTCCAGCTGCATTATAGTTTGCTTTTGTGTAGCTAGTGTTAGCAAACTTTGTTACTTCTCTGCCACCAAAAAACAACCAATGAGGAACACTTGGTCTCAAACCAGTAAACTCAAAATAAATGAACTTTGGTCTATGAATAGGAATAACATCATAGCCCAGCGTTCTAGTTTTGGTTACGTTTTTAGTTTGTGTTACATAAGGCATACTATTTTCCTATTAACCTTGCGAAGATATTTCTTCAGTACCAGATGGGATCAAAGACGAGTTAGATTGAGATGCATAGTTTTCATCTGTTTTTCTTCTGATTGTGAAGTAATCACCTTCAGGAATAATCAAAGAAGATGCTACGTGCTGAGCAAGTTCAAACTGATTTACATTCTCATATCCTGTCGCCACCGTTTGACTAAAGTCAGCCACTTCCTCTGTGTATACTGGCCAGACTGTGTTACCTTTAATTACAGTAGTGTTCAAAGATAAATCAGAATCGTATGTTAATCCAACAGCGCGATAATATCTCTGACTTGAAAGATAACCATTGTCTGAATATGCGCGATAATCCGCATCTCCAATTTCAGATTGATTTTTATCATAGAACCCTTCGCCTGACAATCCTTGAGTGGATCTAAGTGTGTTGGTTGTTGGATCAATAACCTGTAGTTTAGCTAGCTCTTCTTCAGCAACAGTAAGTGCTGTAAAGTCTTCAACGCTTCTTATTCTTTCATCCATGTTTCTGATGTCAGCCATTTTATAACCACGATTGTCATAAGTGTAAGTGTCAACATCGTTTTTATTAAATGTAAATGGATTAAACGCTAGTCCATGAAGAAGCATATTTTCGTTAGGAATGCCTGTTGGCATTGTTGGATTTCTATCTGGCGTACCTTTATGATATTGTAGTGAACCATCAGGAGCTAGTGAAATCACATCAACTCTAGGGTTCCAGTATTGTGCAGTTCCAATAGTCACCGTATCACCATTTCTAGGCAACCTTTGGATTCTTGATACACCACCAGTAAACTTACCAGTTGATGGATTCTTCATTGGACGGATATCAATCACGTCTGATAGTCTATAAGTATTACCTGTGTTGGAGTAGAAATATGGAATCTGATCGTAAGTAATACCAACATAAGATTGAGCATCAAAGTAACCAATCTGATTAGCTGGAACCGTATCGTGTTCAAAGTAACGATACTCTGCCCAAACAGTACCAGCAGGTGCAGTGACACCAGACTTTAGTGTTGCTCTACCAGCATCATAATAGTTATCTCTTTGACCGTTGTCAAATCTATATTTGTATGTTATATTCTCACCAGTTGCATCATCATAGATTGCGTTGAACTGGAAAATATCTGTTTTAGTAAATGTGACAACACCTTGTACTGGTGTCAAGCTAGAATCAACCTGCCATGTTCCATCTGATGGCGTCAGTGTTTTTTCAAGACGTTGACAAGAAGCTGATGGATATGTTTCGTATGCAAGAAGTGTAAATGCACCATCTGGTACACCAGTGATTGTCGCACTGTTTGATCCTGCACCACCTGCTGTTAAAGCGACTGGTGATGTCAATGCACCACTGCTATCTACAGAGTAGATCCACTCTTCCGTATCTGCAAAAGTTGTTCCTGTGGTTGAAGTAACAGTAGTTGTTGCACCAGACTTAGTACCAGTGATCAGTTTCTGAACAACCATTGAAACTGTATCAGCAGCATATGCACGTTCTTGTTTTAATGGAAATAAGAGATTGTTTTCATCTTTATCAAACAGTCCATACTCACCACTCACAGCTTTTAAGTTTGCATAATTGTCACTGTCTATACCAAATGATCTGATCTCTGATACACTTTTCCCAGAATTCATCTGAACGTCAAATACATGAGTTCTGAAGTCATCACCAAACTTATCTAAGTTTCTTACTCTAGCTTCACCGATAACAGTTCCGCTAGCCGCAATGTTAACTTTGTCGTATAGATTTACATGTCCATATGAGTCAGCAAATCTACTGATCAAACCAAAAGTACTATCTTCTGATGATAGGAAATAGTTACCATACTTTGCAGCAATAATTTCTGAAGAAACACTAGTTAGGTTTTGAGTGTTTGTTGCATCGTTTGGTTTTCTTACTCTAAACGGTACATTATAATCTCTTTCGATTCTGTTACCGTTAACAAATGCTGTACCGCTTGATATCTCTACAGAAAGGAAATTAGAAGAAGCACTATCAGCATTAACGGTAAGATCGAACATCCCACCCTGCTTGTTCTCAATAAAGTCACCAGTAATACTTTCAGTTCTTGCAGAAACAATCTGGTTTATTCTACCTAGAGTTTTGTCTGGAGTCTTGAGAACAGTTACATCACCATTAACAATTTTAAATACTTCATAGAAGATATCATCAATATCTGTATCAGTTTTCTTCACGAGAGTTAATGTGATCTTTAGACGATCAGCACCTGGTGAAGTAAGGTTTGGAGTTGAACCAGAGTTATCATACAACGCAACATCATCGCTTGCTGTGATAACTTGTTCTGTTACTTTGAACCCAACGATACCACTATATGAATTACTTGTTGCATCTAGCACGAGAGTTTGTGCTTCTGTGGTTACTAGGTGACCTGCAGCATAGGTATCAAAAGATGGAGTTTCGATTAATGAAGACTTGCCAACAGCATCATTGGCGTTTACAATTGTTGCTGAACCTAGAGTTGTTGTGATGACTGTGTTCTTAGTAAATGTATATGGATCAGCAGGATTAGCTGCAATAGAACTAGATGTTCCATCAGCCTTAGATAGTTTAACAATCAGAGTGCCTGGGGGAGTATCTGTTGCTGTATTGTCTGGGATTACTGCTTTGACCTGAGCATAGAGAATACTGTTATAGTTAATCTCTGTTCCTTTTAGTGCAACATAACCCGATGGTAGTGCTGTAACCTTGATGTATGTGTATGACGCTGCATTTGTACCTGAAGCCAGAGTACCTGAGTTGTTGAAGATAGAACCTTCACTAACAACAAACTTGGCTAATCTTTCAACTTCTTTTTGAATAATAGTTTGCAGCTGCGTAAGCTCGCGAGCCTGCAGTGCTCTACCATTGTTAAATAGCACACGATGATAATGATCACTATCTCTATAGTCGTCGTTATACTGACTTAAAAATGTTGTCTTTGATACGTTCGTCGCCATTGTATATCCTTAAAGTTGTATAACTAGTTTAATGTCATCAGTACTTGCAGTTGTTCTTGGTTGAGCAGCATCGTTACTAACAAACAATACGTCTCCTGAGAATCTGTCTACATCTGGTTCAATATCATGATTGTTAACTGTTCTTGTATAGTCAGGTGATGTCTCAGGTGTCTCACCAATCTTAATACTTTCGGCTGCTCTGAATGGTGTGAACCCTGTATACTCATCCTGGTGATACCAGATTGTATCACTATCTATAAAGTCTACCCAAGCATTAGCATTACTGTCACCAGTCATTCGAATGTTACCATCAAATGCATATCCACCTGGAATAGTAGATGTTACAGTAAGTTTTCTTAGTGCTGTACCAGATGTTCCTGTGAACTTAGTTCCTGCACTATCAGTTGGGTTTCTCCACAATGCAACCTGTCTGTAATCTTGTCCACCAACAACCCATGTATCATCAACAGAACCTTCTGGCTTAATGTGGAACATAAGTGCTGTTGCACGAAGATCTTCTCTTGCATCCGCACCAAGACCATTCACATGAGCAAAGATTGGAACAACATCTGCACTATCATTACCAGTTGCAGAAGTAATTCTCACATTAGCATAATCATAACCAGAACCCATTGCAGATGTAATTGTTGGATATCCAGACTGACCAACATTAGCACTATCACCAATTTCTACAGCTGTAATAACACCAGAAGAAACAACCAGTCTTGCTGATGCTCCTGTACCGTTACCAACAATTGTCACTGTATCACTTGAGTCATAGTTAAGACCACCATTAACAACTCTATAGCCAATGATCTGTCCTGGAACTGCAGCGTTTTGGATTGTGTACTGACCAAAATATGGATCAGTTGGAAGTGCAGAATCAACAAACTTGACAGGCATAAAGTTAGATGTTACGAAGAAGTTTGTGTCAGCTGTTGAGATTGTATAAAGATATTTCCAGATGTATCCATCTGTCTCAACTGGAAGAGTTGTATCCGTATGATCAGGCTTCACTGTTGAAACTTGGACGTTACCTAGAGAGTCTTTACCGTTACGAATACAAATGTAAACATTGTTATCAGCTGTACGTACATAGTAAGAAGTTGCTGGATGCCCCACAACATTATCATTGTATTGAGCATATTGTGAGTTAGCTGTCCAATCTTCAACTGGAACAGCAAATGAGAATGCTTCAACAGCTTTTACGGATTGTACACCATATCTGAATTCTCTCTCTTCACGTTCATCATTCAACGGTGCAATAACTGTATCTGTAGTACCAGTTGGATCCCAGGTTTGAGATCTACCTACAGCTATGTAGTAGTAATTATCAGAATCACCAATTTTTGTACCGGTTGCTTCATCAAACAACTGTGTTAAAAATAATCTTTTAATCTTATCTGAAATTATAGCTGCCATTTTATTTTCCTATGATATTGACGCTGTTCCGCCAACTTTATACCAGTTAGAGCCCTCAAAAATTAATGTAGCTGTTTGGTTAGCTGTGAAGTCAACTGTTGTGCCTTGCAAAAAGTTAGAAGGAGTTATTGTTTGTGTGCCTGAGCTTGTATCTCTAATTACATGCAAAATAGTACCATTAGTAACAGCATCATTAAGCGTGATAGTAGAACCAGTAGCTCCAGTCAGTTTTATGATACTAGCAGTGATATCTGTTCCACCAGATCCTATAGTAGCACCAGGAGCAACAGATTGAACATCTGATGCATACTTGCTTAACTTAACTGGTTTGTTACCTTTAGCATCTATATCTATACCAACATTTGTACTACCACCAACCGCTGAGATTGTTACATCTGATGCCGCAGAGTTTTGAACTCTGATTCTGTTGTATGTACTTCCATAGCTTGTTGCTGTGATAGAGATAACTGGGTTACCAGAAGAGTCAGCAAGATAGTCTTCTATGTTTGGTCTTTGAACGCTTGGAGCTGTTAGTGTTTTGTTTGTAAGTGTAGCTGTCGCATCATTCAACACTAATGTATCACTGTCAGATAAACCTGGAATGTTAATATTGTGATCACCCGTCAGTGCACCAGTAACAAGAGTATAGTTGTGGCTAGAATCATTATCTAACAGTTTAACACCAGAGAATACACCAAAGTCAATGTTAGGTGATGTTAATGTCTTGTTAGTAAGAGTCTGCGTAGCTGCATCTACAACAACATTACCTGCAGTCGCTGGAAAGTCAATACTGATCTCACTTCCTGGATCTGCTGCACCAATTTTAGTACGGAAGCTAGTGCCGACAATGTCTAAACCACTATCAGTAAGTTGTGTTGTACCAGCACCTAATGCATCTCCACCAAGTAGTGTGTACAACTCAGAAAAGTTAGCATTCATCTTAGTAGCAGCTTGACGTAGAGTATCCCCCGTCTTATCGTTAGCTACTGTACCAGTGTTAATTGTTTGTCTAGCCATACTTAATCTCTTTAAGTTTTGTTAACATTATTTATACGTGTTGAAATGGATAATGTGCCGAATCTGCTGAATTCTCTGAGTCGAATAGCGTTTGATATCTGTGCTCATCCATTGTGCTGAATGTTAGTGGTGATGTACCTGAATCTTGGTCCATAGTGATAATACCACCAGTATCTGAATCTGACATTCTGAATGAGTTTGGTGACAATACTTCGCGCAATGTGACACTCGATACACTATCAAATGCTGCAAGTCCAACTTCATCAATCTGTAGATGAGCTTCAGTACGAAGCATTCCAACTGCTCCATCACCCTCTTCAATAAGTGTAATATCAGCACCTGGCATAACAGAAGATATTGCTGTTGATGCAAATTCAGCTTCAAATGTAGCTTCAACAGGAATACCAGCACCAGATTCTCTGACACTTCTAATAACATTACCGTTTACAAGTTCAAGAACAAGTTCACCAGCTATGAACGCACCAGCTGGATGGACAAACAACTTATATGTTTCTAGCCATGTGCTGATTGGAATATCTGTTTTAACAAGAACAGACATTACCTGATAGCGTTGATCATCAGTAATATATCTTTGTGATTCTGGTCCTAGCTTAGAAGCTTCTGTCTTAATTTGTTCACCAGCTGAGTTAATACTATCTAAGTCATAATCAATGTCTGGTCCGACTTTGAAAATGTTATCCTTTGGATATAACACCTGAGGGTCAGTACCATAGAATCCTCTAAAGAACTGTTCGATAGAATACTTTGTCCCTTTTGATCTATAGAGTAAGTTACTAAACTTGATAGCTTCTCGTTTATTAACAAACCCACCAAAGTATGCTTGGCCAAGTAGTAGTTCATCTTCTAAGAATTGAAGTAATCTATCTGGTACCTGTGTTGCATCTCTACTACGATACAGTCTGGAAATCTCTTCAGAAGGGTTACCATTATTTTCCATCCATTCATAATAGGCATCAAATAATGCTATTAGGTTTGGAAAGTCTTCAACAAAGTAATCAGGTAAAGCATTCTCAATCTCTGCATGTTGCAGATTGAGCAATCGTCTATTATTATCGAGTAAAGTTTTATCTTTATGATGAGACATTAGTTAGTGGCTTCTGTGATTACAGTTGTGATTGTTGAGCGATCTGCATCATATACAAGTCTTTCATTTCTTGTTGGATCAATCACACTCTGGTTTGCTGGAACTGCAGATAGTTTGATCTGAGTACCACCTCGTTCAATAGTTGTTGGAGTGAAGAAGTTAATAGTAACTGTTCCAGCAGTTGCATCATAGCTACCAACATTATCATTAATTACTTGTCCACCTGCTGCTGTAACAATCTGAAGAATATTTGAACTCAATTTATTTCTAATTACACAGTTTTGTGTATTAAAAACAAATTCATTAGAACTGATAGCATATGTATCATCATCTGGTACTGCAATAGAAACAGGGAACAACAATTGCTGGTTGGTTTGGTTTCTAACTTTGGCTAGCTCATCAACAATGTATGTTGACGTATTGTTTGTTAGATTGTTGTTAATCATATAATTAGCAGCAGCCAAGTATGCTCTCTCAGTTGTATAATTTAAGATTGCATTTAACTGAGCGCTTGAAAGAGTTACATTAGCTAGTGATCTTATCACAGTAACAAGAGCTGGTGCAGATGGAGTAAACCTTTGCTGCATACGAACATTTGCTCTTGAAGACAAAATAGCTGTATTAGATTCATCAATATCTGTCAACAGATTTGAACGTCTAAACGCTTGGTTAAACTTACCAGTGTTATCACTAAAGTATGAAGATATAGTACTAGAAACACCACTCTTAACAGCATTGGCTGTTTGGTCAGTAAGTTTTGGATTGAATTGGAAGAATGTATCTACTTCTACAAATGTTGTAATTGGATCAACAAATCTTAGATTAAACGAAACAATTGACAACTGAGCAGCAAGATCTAAGATAGCATTTTTTGTTGACGTTTGTGTTTCAGTTGACACTGTATCCTCAAACAGAATAGAAGTATAGACAGCACCAAACTCTGGCTTCAGAGCATCTTGTCCACCCCATGAAACAATATCGTTAATTAGAGTTGAATAGTTACGTAGAATAAGAGATGAATAGTCAGCTGCTGTAACCATTCTGTTCTGAGTTGCATACTGGAATGGAGCATTCTGACGAATTGATTCAATGGATTCTTTTTCTTGGCCACCAACAGAGTTAACCAATGTTGTAACGATTAACTCAGAATCAATACCATTTGTTGATGTAAAGTTAGTTGTTACTGGTGTGAATACTGTTGCACCATTTGCAACATCACCCTTTGTTGATAGATATTCGACTTCGATTCTATTCCCAGCTGAAGGAGCAACACCAAATGTTGTACCATCCCCAAACGACAATTCAAAGTATCCGTTTGGAGCTTCTTTTAGAATATAGACAGTTGAATTGGCATTAATTGTGGTTGCATTTAGAATGTTTTGATATGCAACAAATGAAGATGACGTTGCGCTTTCATATACTTTTACAGTGACAGTATCAGCATCGATTGTTGTGTCTGGAATCACATAAACAGGATTGTCTTCATATTCACCAACCAAAAATGTCTTTGTTCTGAATGTACCTTCATATACTGGTATTTGGTTAGTTCCATTTGATAGTTTAAACTCATAGAAACCACTACCATCGTCTGTTGCCAAGAAGTTCTCAACAGTTTGGAATGTATATTCAATATCATCAACATTAGCTGTGAACTTTGTATATGCTGGCAACGTAACAACAGTTTCTCTACCACTAACAGATGAGTTAAATGTCAATCGAACCTTTGCTTGAGATGCAGTATCAGTATCTGGAATATAACCAATACCTTCTGCAAGTGATACTGCAGAAGATCTAAGCTGAGCTGTTGGTAGATATGATTCATTCAAAGCGAAGTTTGCAATCAATGCATTGATGTGAGTATTGTACGCTAACACATCCAGGATGTTTGATAAACCAGCAGCTTCAAAGTTGTAGTCTTTGAATTGTTCTTGGTTAGCCAAATACGTCTTTAGATTGCTTTTAATGTTATCAAAATCTAAAGCTGTTGATCTTATTGTTGTTGCCATTTTATCTCAACCTTGATACTGACGTTGTAAATGTTACAACTTCTTCTGTGTTTACAACTTGATATTCTATTTTTACTCTTAATGTGTTTTGATCTGGTTGTACATCTACATCCAAGTGAAGTAGCTTTGCACGAGGTTCATATGCGTTGATAGCCTTTACAATCTGCTCTGCTAGCTCTTCTTCACTATCCTCATCAACCAACTCAAACAACATTGCTCTGATGTTTCCACCAAAAAACGGTTGGAATGGTTTTTCAAAATAGTTAGTTTGAATCAAGTTTTTCAGTGCTTGAGTAACAGCAGCCGCATCTCTTTTGACATACAGTTCACCATTTGGCTTTGCTGTAAAAGACAGATCAATATCACGATACACACGTGAACGGCTAGTGATAATTGCACTAGTGTTCTGATTTGTGTCTTGATTTGATAATACTCTAGTCGTAGCCATCGTTACTCTCTTTTAGCATTATTTATACCGAAACATTTTGTCTAACCCACTTAAACCAATAACTAACCTCTCTACCAGCAAACGAATCATTCTTATAAGCCCACACCCTCTTAGGTCCTAAGTCAATGTGCAGAATTGTATATCCAAATCCAAACCCTGTGAACCCAGCTTCAGCAGCTGCTTTGACAAGTTTGGCTTTTTGATCTTTTGACATTCCTTTGACGCTAATATCAATTGCTCTACCAGACCAGTG